GTAAACGGGAACATCTTTCCAACTTTCCCCTTTAAATTCCTGTAACATCGTCGGAAATTGGTCATAAAAGTCTTTTACTGCTTTATTTTCCTTATCCTTTTGCCTTATTTTATCATTTATTCTTTCGTTATCGCAGTCAATAGCATGGTATATTTTTTGTCTCCAGTTAATATAAGCGGTTAAAATCCTTCCTATGGCAGCCAAATCAACTTTGCCATATAACTTATGGTCATCAATGTTTAATTCTTGCCTTGCAAACTTTTCAAACGCCAATTTTATTTCATCAACCGCAATTAATTTGTAAGATGATATAAATATTGAGGCTTCTAAAAGGTGTTCCTCATTTGGTTCTGTAATACCGTATAAAGGCAATAATTTTGTAAGAACCTGAAGAATTTCTGGAGTTGCTTTTAACGAACCAATTCTAAAAATTCTAAGGTCACGGTTTTTTATCACGACCTCAATATCCCTTATAGGTTCTTCGATTCTTTGTGAAATTGCTGGTAAATTTATCATTTGTTTTAGTTTTAAATTTATACTTGGTGTCCTTCAGCTTCCATTTTTGCTATATAATCACCTAATAATCTTTGTAATTTATCATCAGATGCTTTCTTTTTAGCCTCAGGTGAAGACGTTTGGTAAGCAGTAAATATCTTTGATGACTGGGAATAAAGAATAGCTGGTGTAAAATTTGCCTTTAACCATTTATCATTAAGTTTCCATGCAGCGTTAATAAATACTTTTAATGCATCTTGCCAATTTCCTGACCTATCTACCTTATCAATAAATCGCATTAAATATACGATTGAACCAGCATCTTTTGATGTCATGATATAATTTCCCTTTTGGTCGGTTGGATAAGCAGCACCAGAAAGGTCTTCAAATGTTTGGCAAAAAATTATAAATGCCTCATAAGTCTGGTTTGGTTTTTTTTCTTTCTTTTCTTTTTCGCAACTTTCTTTACTTTCTTTTTCTACTTGTAACTTAGCAACAATCTCAAAAGGGTTTAACTTCGTTTCGGAAAATTTTACATTTTCATTTAATACTTCTAAATGGTTAATACTTAAATTGGTTAATACTTTAAGGGGCTTTAATCTTGAAGGTGCCCCCCCTTCATCAGTGAATACCCCCCCGTCTTCATCTATGAATGGGGTGGGGTCTAAATCTGACATTTTATTACCAGTAACATAAACGCCTATTTTATTGGTTTCAATTTTATATAGGTTACTTGTTTGACTTCCATCTGGTCTAAATCTTTGTTTTACGCTAATTAACTTTTTTGCTATTAATTCATTTTTAATCCTTAATACTTTTGAATCTGAAAACCCTGAGCCTTCTATTATTTTTTTATTACTCGGAAAACACATACGGTTTTCGTTCATAAAATTTACAACATGGCAAAGTAAATACAGTTGGTCAGGTGTAATTTCGTCTAAAAGTCTGGTATCTATGTTTATCATTTTAATCTATTTTATTAAAGTTAGCAAATTTGCCGTGGTATTTCAAGGCGGCGGCGTTGTAGGCACGGGCGGCGTCAACGGGGTCATTAAATGAGCCTAAATAATTTTTTTTGTTATTAAACCTAATTGTTGCCATCCATTTTTCAGTTATAGTATTTTTAATTAATGATACTCCTTTGTATCCTGATGTATTATTTATAGGAATTTTAGAATTTCTCATATTTTCTGAATGAGTACAAATTCTAAGATTCTTTTTTTGGTTATTAAAAGTATTTCCATCTAAATGGTCGATTAACATATCTTTATCGGGTTTCATAATTAATCTATGCATAGAAATAATAGTTTGCTTATTATTAGATATTGGTATATTTCTTACAGCATAAAATTTAAATCTTTTATTACATACATACCATTTCCATTGGTTCAAATAATCGTAGTCCTCATCGTCTACTAAGGCAACTTTTCCCTGAGTTAAAATAATTTCTTTAGCCATGATTGTAAAATAAAAAACCCAACGGTGGAAGACGCTGGGTTTATATGAACAATGCGGAATTGTCCTAAATATCTTTTGAGTGACTTCCACACCATTCAAAAGAACAATACAAAATTACAAAATATTATTTACATTTTTACTTTTTTTTAATTGTGCAAGGATAGGATTTGAACCTATATCTAATTACTTAAATGTTTCCATTTACACCACCTTGCGCCACAAATATAGAAATAATTTTCGTAAAAAAAATAAAAAATAAATATAAATATCTTTATTATATTTGCAGTATGAAAAGAACTTTAATTATAACGGCAATAACTGGGGGTAAAGATAAGCTAATAGACCCAGAAATAGTATTTGATAATTGCGATTATTACGCTTTTGTTGACGAAATAGACCCTAATATAAACGTTTGGATACAAATTGAAAGTTACAATTTTTCTAATCTTGTTCACCCTACAAGACGAAACGCAAAAGTCGAAAAAATTTTACTTAGTGAAAGTTACCTGAACGATTATGACTATGTTATTTGGCATGATGGAACACATCAGTTGTCGGTAAATCCTGAATTTATTTATAATGAGTATGGTGACTTTGATATACTTTGTTTTCGTCACGCTCAAAGAAGGTGTTTATATCAGGAATTAAAAGCTATTGATAAAATGGATAGTCCATATTTAATAGAAGAACAAACAGAATATTACCGTGCAGTCGGGATGCCTGAATATTACGGACTTTACGAAATGGGTTGCTACATCAGAAAAACAAACCTTAAAATGATGAATTTTGGGTTAGCTTGGTTTGAGCAAGTTTGTAAATTCTCTTCCAGAGACCAAGTATCGTTCCCATTTGTATTATGGAAGATGGAAAAAGAAATTAAATTAAAAATTATGGAAGGTAATTGTTCTTCGTATATAGGTACACCTTTTCAAAATGAGGGTAATAAATATTTTACAAATCATTCAAATCATTTAAAATGATACCATTATTTAAGGTAGCAATGAATCCAGAGGCATCTAAAAGCGTTGAAAAGGTTTTAGCATCAGGCTTTATTGGACAAGGTGAAGTCAACAATTATTTTGAGCAGCATTTAAAAGACAGATACAATAACCCTAACCTCGTTACCGTAAATTCAGGAACTTCAGCCTTGCAATTAGCTTTAAGGTTGATAAAGGATAAAAACCCTAAAAAAAATGTAATAATAACAACCCCGTTAACTTGTACGGCTACCAATTGGGCGATTCTTGCAGCTGGTTTTAAAATACGGTGGGCGGACATAGAACCAACAACATTAAATATAGATTTAGGCGATGCAATAGAAAAGATTGATGATAAAGTTGCGGCTATAATGGTTGTTCACTGGGGTGGTTACCCTATGAATATTAAAAATTTAAACATTTGGAGGGATTATTTTAAAATAGATATAATTGAGGATTGCGCTCACGCATTTGGCAGTATGAGAGATGGGGAAATGATAGGTAATTCTGGTAATTATTGTGCCTTTTCTTTTCAGGCTATAAAACACCTTACAACTGGTGACGGTGGTATGCTTATTTTACCAAACAAAGAAGAATATAAAAAGGCTAAATTATTAAGATGGTACGGAATTGACAGAGAAGATAAAAACAAAGCAGATTTTAGATGTGAAAATGATATACCAGAATGGGGTTATAAAATGCACATGAACGATATTAACTCAGCGATTGGTATTGAAAATCTTAAAATAGTAGACGTCAACATTAAAAAAACCATTGATAATGCTATGCGGTTAAGAAAAGAGTTAGAAGGGGTTAACGGTATTACTTTATTAGATTATCGGGGTGATTATATATCGTCTTATTGGATATTTTCTTTATTGGTTGATGACAGGGAGAGGTTTAATAAAAAAATGAAAGAGGCTGGAATAATGGTTAGTCAGGTTCACGAAAGAAACGATAAACATTCATGTGTTATAAAATATAAAACACGTTTACCAAATCTTGAAAAGGTTGTAAAAAATTTAACTGCCATACCTTGCGGCTGGTGGGTAACATCAAAAGAAATTGATTATATTATTGCTAAAGTAAAAAATTATATAAATGATTAAATTAGTTGTTTCAGGTCGAGTGGGTGCAGATGCACAATTAAAAACAGTTGGTGATACGACCGTTTGTTCTTTTTCGATTGCACATACTGAGAAGGTTTACGGGGAAAATCCTTCAGAAAAAACAATTTGGATTGGTTGTAATATTTGGGGTGAAAAATCAATAAAACTTGCGGCTTATATTTTAAAAGGTACTTATGTTGTGGTCGAAGGTTCAGGGAGTGTAAACGCTTTTATGAAAGATAGTCAGCCTCAGGCTATGCTAAATTGTCGGGTAAGCACCTTAGAATTTGGAGGTAAGGCAAATTCTGAAAATACTAAAATAACAGATACAACAACTTTTAAATCAGAATCTGAATTTCCTTTCTAATGGCGTACAAAAATCCAGATATAAATAGTAGTTACAGGCAAAACGATTTAGGTCGTACGCTATATAACACAGTTCTTACAATGAATCCTGATGTAATTATTGAGTTTGGAACATTACACGGCTATTCAGCCGTTTGTATGGCTCAGGCTTTAAGAGATTTAGATTCAGACGCTATGGTTTACTGTTATGATATTTGGGAAATATACCCTTATAACAAAGCTTCAAAGAGTCAGACGCAAAAAACGATTAATAATCTGGGTTTGACAAATTATATTTGTTTACTTGAGAATGATTTTTATAACTGGAAATTTGAACAATTTGACCTTCTTCATTTTGACATTTCTAATCATGGTTCAAAACTTAAAGATTTACAAAAAATAATCAGAAAGGATAATTCTTTTAGTGGTACTGTTTTATTTGAGGGTGGTAGCAAAGAGAGAGATAAAGTTGAATGGATGAAAGATTACGATGCTATTAACAAATCAAATATTAATTATATTACAATTAACGAGGACTTTCCTTCTTTATCCTTAATGTTATGAGATTAGCAGTTGTTGCTTCAGGTTGGCATTTCCCCTTAGATTTTTATGAGTCAATAAGTCGTCAATTATTACCGACTGGTTCTACTGTTGATATGTTTTGTATTTCGCATCGTGACCCAGCATATTCAGAGCAAGAAAAAAAAGATTTAACCCTTACAGGCGATGACCTTATTTTATACAGAAAATTTGCATTGCAAAAAGATATTGAGGATTTAGGTTGGAATTACAAATTATACCCAAATACAATAGGTGACTGGGGATGCTCTAACCAATGGTTGGAAGAACATAATTATAAAGATTACGACCTTTTATTGTTTACTCACGATGATAACTTTATAAAGCAATATAAATGGTTAGGGAACACCATGTTTTTAGCAGCTGAGAAGTGGGAAATACTTTGTAACTCGTGTGGAGACCCTAAAGGCTGGATTCGGGGAAGTTGTGAGTTCTTTAAACCTTCTTTACTTGAAAAAATAGGTGGTTCATTTGATTTGTCTTTAGTAAAATTAAACAGGGAAGATGAAAATTTATCACCTACAAATTGGGCAGATTTGTTTGACTGGAACAATACCGTACATCCGTTAATGAATTTTGCAGCTGATAACAATATACAAATCGGATATATGTCAGATGTTTACAGGCATTCTATTTTTGTTTCCGAGGGTGAACGGGGATTTATTAATCCTATTTTAAAAAAATAATTATTATATTTACATATTAATTTTAAATAAAATGATTCAGACTAAACAAGCGAAAGAACTATTCGGGGTAACTTATAGGGATAAGGAAATCAGGCAGAAATTACTTGACATCCAGTATGACCTATGGAAACAAACGAATGTAAAGCATTCAATGGAAGATGTTTTACAGAATTTAATTAAAACCTACGAAAGATTTAAAAAATGATAAGAATTGGAATAGTTATTAATTTAGGAAGTCCAACGACAGATTATTATCGTTCAATTAATCCTTTTTTAAGATTAAGGCGTGAAATACCCATAGAAATAACATTTCTTAATCCTGATACTGTTAAATGGTACGATTTTTATAACGTGGATGTTGTTATTTTCCAAAGACCAAATGGTGACCAGATTTTAGGAATGATTTCTGAGGCTAAAAAGATGGGAAAGAAGATTATTTTAGACCACGATGATTTATTACACGAGGTAAACGATGCCAACCCGTCAAGTAAACACTTTAATAGCGAAGTTGTAAAGAAGTCTGTTGAACGTGCTTTTAAATATGCTGACCACGTTATTACATCAACCCCTTACTTAAAGGAATTTTATAAGCAGCATTATAACGAGGATAAAATAACCGTTATTCCAAATGCTATTGATTTAGAGGTAACCCCTTTTGTTCCAGTAAAAAGGGATAAAACAATAGATAAAATCAAAAGGGTATTATGGAGGGGTTCAATGACCCATATACAAGATTTACAAACGGTTGATTTTTTTTGGTGGTGGCTTTTACAAATGGATAGTGTTGAGGTTGCTTTTATGGGACTTCCAGATTGGCTGGGAAAAACATTGTACCCAAAAGCATTTCATGTTCCATGGAATAATTCTCTGTTTCAATATTTTGACATGATGAAAAATTCTAATCCGCATTATGGTATATTTCCATTAACAAATGATAATTTTAATCAGGCTAAATCAAATAACTTTGCGATGGAAATGTTGGTAGCTGGTTGTGTTCCTTACGCACCAAAATACATAGCTGAGTTTAACATAGAGGGTGTTCGTTTGTATGATAACCAGAATGATTTAAAACAAATGTTTGAAAAGCATTTAGAGAAAGACGATAATTATTTTGTTGATTTGGAAGCTGGAAGGAATTGGATTAAGGAACATCGAGATTTAAATAAAGTTAACCAATTACGATTAAACGTGTTAAATAGCTTATGAAATTAAAGGATATAAAACCTAACCCTAATAACCCACGGGTTCTCAGGGATGACAAGTTTGCAAAGCTAAAGCAAAGCATTAAGGAATTTCCAAAGATGCTAAGTTTAAGACCGATTGTTATTGATGAGAATAATATAGTGTTAGGAGGCAATATGAGGCTCAGGGCGTTACAAGACTTAGGTTATACAGATATAGACGATAATTGCGTAAAGTACGCTAAGGATTTAACTGAGGATGAAAAGAAACGGTTTATCATTGCGGACAATGTGGCTTTCGGTGAATGGGATTGGGATACACTTGCGAACGATTGGGAGGTTGTAGACTTAGAAGCATGGGGCTTGGATATACCGCAGTTTGGTAATAGTAATTATTTTGACGTAGATGAAAAAAATGAAAATCAATTAAATGACAGTCCAAAGTTATCTGATAACGATTATTCTATTTTTGAATTAGTCATGCTACATGAAAACAAATTGAAATTATTAGATACTTTAAATAAAGTAAAAAATGAATTTTTATTTGAAAAACAGGAAGAAGCATTAATGGAAATAATTAGAAATTATAATAAATAAACATGAGACAAGAAACTAAATCATTTATTAGTTTTGGAAAAGCTGAATCAGGATTAATATTTAATGAGGAAAATCACAATAGATTTCCATTAAAATATTATAATATTATTGATTCAGAAGGTCTAAAACCACAACACGACAAAACTTACTTTGTATTTGTTTATGAAGGCATAGCAAAGTTAAAAATTAAAGATGGCTTAAATTCATTAATGCCAAAAGACACTTATTTTAGTCATCATGGAAAATTTAAATTATATGGTAAATTTAAGGCAATAGCTATTGAGGTATTTGTAAAAAATGGAGATTTTGTAAAAAATAAATTTAGAGCCTATACAAATATTGGTGGTGTTGTAGAGGAAGTTGGCAGATTAAAATATATTGATGGTTGTACAGATTCTTTGTTAATCGCCCCAGTAAAAAAAGGAGACCCTTGTTTAAATCATTTGCATTTTCCTAAAGAAATTTTTCAGACCGCGCATACACACCCAAGTCATCGCATTGGAATAGTTATAAGGGGTTCTGGTGAATGCGATACTCCTTTTGGTAAATTGCCTTTAGAGGAAGGAACTATTTTTGTAATAAAGGAATACAATGGAATTGAAACAGCATTAGGATTAGATGGTAATGAATACGAAGCTGGAACGCATAAGTTTAATACGTATGGAAGTTCAATGGATGTAATAGCATTTCATCCAGATAGTGATTTTGGAGCAGAAGACAAGTTTCACCCTATGATTAATAGAACGATTGTAAAAGGAGTTGCAGCTAATAAAATTGATGAAATTAGGACAAAATAATGGGTAAGATAAGGCAAAAAGAATTTTTAGAAATAAATGTATATGATAAAGCTATTGAAAGAATTAATCATATATATGATACATTTGATAAAATTGTTGTTTCTTTTTCTGGAGGAAAAGACAGTACAGCGGTTTTAAATTGCGTTTTAAATGTAGCAAGAGAAAGAAATAAATTGCCATTAAAAGTAGTTTTTTTTGATGAAGAAGCAGTTCATCCCCCAACGATTGAATATGTTCATAGAGTTAATGATAATCCAGAAATAGATTTACAATGGTATTGCTTAGAATTTAAACACAGAAATGCATGTTCAAACGAAGAACCATTTTGGTACACTTGGGATATAGATAAAAAAGATAAATGGGTAAGAACTATTCCTGATAATGCAATTACCCATCATGATAAATTTAAAAAAGGAATGACATTTCAGGAATTTTGTCCATATTTATTTAATAAAAAAGATGGTAAAATTGCAATGCTTACTGGAATAAGAACACAAGAAAGTTTAAGAAGGTATCAAGTTATTGCATCAAAAAAAAATGATTCATATATAAATTCTAAATGCGAATCTGGACAAAATCAATATCGTGCATTTCCTATATACGACTGGAGTAGCGAAGATGTTTGGTTAGCGGTTCATAAATTTGGCTGGGATTATAATAAGACGTATGATATTTTTAACCAAACTAAATTGTATAATGATTTTTTACACCAAAGAGTATGCCCTCCTTATGGCGAAGAACCATTAAGAGGATTGTGGATTTATGCCGAATGTTTTCCAGAAATGTGGCATAAAATGATTCAAAGGGTAGAAGGTGTTGCAACTGCTTGGAGATATGGAAACACTGAATTATACAGTAGTGCAAAAGCTAAACCAATTGGTATTACATGGCAAGATTATTTAAATGTTATTATTGATAGTTATGAACATGATAGTAAAAATGACATTAAATTACATATAAATCATTATATAAAAGGTCATTATATAAAAACAAAAAATAAAATTGAAGACGAAAACACACATCCTATTAGCGGCATTTCATGGAAATGGTTATGCACTATTGCTATTAGAGGCGATTTTAAAGGTAGAATGAGTAATGTATTAAATACTGAAGCAACAAAGGCAAGAATAAAATTAGGCATTACATTAGAAGAAGCACTTAAAATATATTAAAAATGAAACACGAAAATCAACCTTTAAATAAAATCTCTTGGATTCATAGAGATGTATTAAAACCAAATAATTACAACCCTAACAAGGTTGCACCTCCTGAACTTGAATTACTAAAAATTTCAATTCTTGAAGATGGTTGGACACAGCCAATAGTAATTAATCCAGATTTTACCATTGTTGATGGGTTTCATAGATGGACAGTTTCAGGACACAAGGAAATTTATAGTTTGACAGACGGAAACGTTCCAACGGTCATGATAACACCAAAAGACGCAAACCAGCAGCAAATGGCAACTATAAGGCATAATAGAGCAAGGGGAACTCATGGAGTTTTGGAAATGTCAAATATTATTACAGATATGGTTAAAAATGGATTAGATGGACAGGAAATAATGAAGCGTCTTAAAATGGAAAAAGAAGAAGTTGTAAGATTGTTGTTTAGGGCTGGAATACCAAAGAGCGAAGTTTTTAAAGACAAAGATTTTTCTAAATCATGGACTCCTAAATAACAGACGAAATACAGACGTATGGCATTTCCGCATGATGGTAAAAAAATGAAGAAGGGGGAAACGTTAAATAAAAACGGACGCCCAAAGAAACTCCCAGCCCTTGACTTGATTATGGCAAATGTTTTAGGCGTCGAGAAAGACGGTATTACGGCAGCCGAGGCAATTATCATGAAGCTAAGGGAACAAGCTGCAAAGGGTGATATAAAGGCGGCTCAGTTGCTCCTTGACCGTGCTTACGGGAAAAGCAAGCAAAATATTGACATAACGACGCAAGGAGAAAAGGTAACAGTACCAACAATAATATTTACAAAGGATGCAGATAAAGGTTAGTGAAAAATACGAAGCATTATGGCAGCCTAAAACCCGTTACTTTCTACTAACTGGTGGTCGTGGTTCGGCTAAGTCATTTACCGTAGGACTTTGGGCGTGTAATATGTTACTTGCAAATAATGATTGGAAGATGCTTTATACTCGTTATACTTTATCAAGTGCTAATATTTCCGTGATACCAGAGTTTAAGGAAAAGATAGATTTATTAGGGGTAGGAGATGAATTTCAAATGACCAATGCAAAAATAGAACATAGGGCAACGGGTAGCGAGATAATATTCTCAGGGATTAAAACAAGTTCTGGAAATCAAACGGCAAAGTTAAAATCAATACCAGCGTTAAATGTTTTTATCGTTGATGAGGCTGAAGAATTTGTAAGCGAAAAGGACTTTAATACTATTGACGAATCTATTAGAATGCCTAATGTACCTAACATCGTTGTGCTGGTTATGAATCCTCAGGATGTGGAACATTGGATTTGGAAAAGGTGGTTTGAAAAGTCGCATAAAATGGAAACAATCGACGGGCAAATGATACCAATTTCAACGCATCAAGATGTTACCCACATTCATACAACGTATTTAGATAACCTAATTAACCTAAGTGAAGACTATTTATATAGAATTAAAAGCATTAAAGAACAAAACATTGAAGCTTACGCTCATAGGTTCTTAGGTAAATGGTTAGATAAAAAACAAGGTGTAATATATCCTAATTGGGTTGAGGGTGAGTTCGACGATAGCCTTCCTTTTGGTTACGGCTTAGACTTCGGCTTTTACCCCGACCCTTTAGCATTGGTTAAGGTAGCGGTTGACAAAGGGGCAAAGAAAATATATTTACATGAGGTTATTTACAGGCAGTCATTAAGCTACGAAAATGTCATTGAAAAAATGTTACATTTGGTTGAGGCTAACGTTATGATAATAGCGGACACTTCAGAACCTCGTTTAGTTGACGCACTACAACAGAAAGGTTTAAACATTCACAAGGCTGACAAAGGTGCTGGTTCAATAATCGAGGGTATTAAAAAGATTTTAGATTATACCATAGTTGTTACCCCTGAAAGTTGGAATGCAAAGTACGAGTTAAGGAATTACATTTGGAATGATAGGCGAAGCAGTACCCCTATGGATGCAGATAACCATATTTGTGATGCGTTTAGATATAGCGCAATTAGATTGTTAGAAGGTTCAGATTTATTAGCTTATAATTAAAAGAAAAATGACAGATAAAGAAATAGGGTTAACCCTTTTAAAAATGCTGGAAGACATTAACGAAAAATTAATTGATTACCCAATGCAGCGTCGAAAGTATATGTTATTACGAGGTCACATTGAAAAGGCTTTAAAGGTAACAGGCAACGGGGTAAGAAGGGAATTAAACAGACCTGAATCGCTGCCAATATTTCAACATGAAACAAAGCCACAACAAAAGCCTTTAGCTGAGGAAATAGAAAATACTATCCTTGCGGACAATTCACCAGAACAAATTATAAAGAAAAATCGAGGTAGAAAATGAAAGTTCAATTCCATTTAGCGGGGCATAATGAAAAGTATTTTTATCCTGAGTCTGCAGCAGATGTTACCTTAGAAGAGTTTATATATTTTTCAAAGGTTCTTTTACCTCGTTTCCCAGCGGTTGAATTAGAGGCAATGCAATTACAAGAGCAAATGAAAGAAGTATATGAGAAAATAAAGCACTTTGCAAAAAAGTTAAAGGTTGATTTGAAACAAGACAAGTCATACGTTATTCACGACTTAGAGGCAATTTTAATAATTGGTGATGTTAAGGACAATGTAAAACGTTTTCTTCCAAATTTATTAAACCAGTATAATGACTTAGTTGACAAATTTTTAGAGAAAACTGATATAATGGATGATGTTTGGCTAAGTGAGGTAAAATATCCTTATATGGCTGATGTCGTTAACTACTTTACAAATATACCTTTATCAGCTTGTTACGGTAGTGTTGCGGAAAGTCTGGAATTAAAATACCTTAGATTCCTTTTTGAAAACATATTAAACGCATTGACAAAGCCTGAAGAATTAACTTACAAACAGATATATGAATTTGAAAGTAAGGTTTATATTTTACCCGATAATTTAATGGCTAAGTCAACACTACTTGAATTTGCTGAAGCGGCACAATTTGACAAAGCACGGAGGCAAGTTGACAATAATGATGCTGAGGGATTGCTAAGAATGGTAGCGGTATTACTAAGGGAAAACGCTGAGGCTTATAACGAAGAAGTATTTAAAAAGAATATGGTTAACTTTCTTAGGTTACCTTTACAAGTAGCTTATGATGTAGGTTTTTTTTTGATGAAACTAAGCGAGAGATACAACTTAGATTTACAGACCTCTATGCTTCAACAGGCAATACGGAATCTACCGCAGCCTCACAAAGATTAAACGATAAATATGGTTGGTATCTTACTATTAGAAAGATTGCAGAAAGTGGATTGTTTAATATTACTGGAATGACTGCTTTAGAATCAAGCGAAAACGCAAAATTATATGAGGCTTTGCAATACCTTGCATCAAAAGCGGCTGAGGATAATTTGTACATTGAGTTACAAAAGAAAAAAAGTAAATGAATATTCGGGAAATAAGCGACGTTTTTAAAGATACTGTATCAGATATTGAAGCTTTAAAAAGCTACAATTTTGGTTGGGCATCAGACCGAGTACGTCAAGGAAACGCTGAAGATTTTCAAGAGTTAAATTTATTCCCTCGTTTATTCTTTTCAGTGCCAACGGTAACCGCATCAAATCAAACAAGGAAACAGGATACATATCAAATTACATTATTCTTTGATGATTTATTAGGCTACGATAACGAGGGTGAAACAGACGCAACTTTACAGATAGACAAATGGGCATCGCTGCAACAATACGCAACGGCTTTTATCCAGCGTTTAAATTTAATAAAACAGTCAATTCTTCCAAACTATATTTTTATTCCAGAACCACCTTCTTTTACTTTTGATTCCTTTGTTGGGGCTCAAAGGTTAATAACGGTTCAGGTAGATTTTACCTTAGTCGTTCCTACGAATTGTGAAGTAGTTGTAAAAAGAATTATCAATGTCATTGGAAGTGTAATCGCTCAGGGCGTAACAGAAAGTAACCTATTTGTATCAAGAAAGATAAGCGCATCGGTTGAAGGTAATGCAACAGTTATAGGAAATCTAACAATAGGTCAAAACATTGTCGAGGTTGAAAGTTCTGTAACCTCATTCGCTTTAGCATCTGGAAACATTGTTAAGGTTCAAACCATTTCAGCGGATACTTTAGGTCAGGCAACGGCAAACGCATCAATACAAAATATATTAAAAGTAGTTGGTAATGTAAGTGCAATAGGTCAAGTTACGGGTAATATTAAACTTACTTTGTTTACAAGTTCTTCGGTTCAGGCTAACGGAAATGTAGACGCAAATATTGATGTAATTGCTCAGGGTGTATCAAACGTTGAAGCAAATGTAATAGCTAACGCCATAAGCGAAGCAAACATAAAATTAACTATTCCAATATCAAGTTCTTCAACAACTCAGGCAACGACAAGCGCAGACGCAAAGTTAACTAAGGTTATTGAGGCAAGTGCAAACGCATCAGGAACAATTGAAAGTAGCGCACAAATAATAATATCGGTTAATGCTTTTGCAACGGCAACGGCTCAAACAAATAGTAATGCTACATTATCGTATTCAGTTAATGCAAATGCTTTAGCAACGGGTCAAAGTACGGCTGAGGCTAAGGTAATAAGTATTATTAGTGCTGAGGCAACGGCAACGGCAAATAGTACGGCTGAGGCTGGAATCGGTGTTGCTTTCGTGGCAGCTGGTGTTGCATCGGGGTCAGTTATTACTGCTGATATTATTAGGACTGCAACTTTTGAATCAAGCCAAGTAGCAACAGGAAATACAACGGGAACAATTACCACGGCTAAAAATGTATCGGCAAGTGTAACGGGAGCGGCAACGGTGACAAGTGCGACATTGACAAGTGAAGCTGCAATTGATGCTGATGCAACGGCTTTCTTTTTAAGAGTTACAAATGCTGGAGGTACATTGACAAGTACAGAACAAAGCGCGGTTAATACACTTGTTATTTCTATGAAAGCAAATGGAACTTGGACAAAAATGTTAGCACTTTACCCGATGGTAGGTGCAAGCGCCGCATCATGTGCGCAAAATCTTAAATCTTCAAGTTTTACAGGAACATTTACTGCTGGATGGACATTTGCAAGTAATGGCGCAACACCGAACGGAACAAGTGCTTATATGAATACTGGATTAACACCAAGTATTCATTTAAGTCAAAATAGTGCATCGTTAGGATATTATGGAGGTACGACTGGGATAAGTGGTGATACTTGTGCTATTGGAAGTATAGATAATGCATCTCCACAAAGTCAGTTTGCATTATTTCCTGCAGCTTCACAAGGTACTTATCTAAGTATAAACGATACTTCGGATGCAACTACAAATACAAATGCAGCTGGATTTATTTTTGGTTCAAGAACAATATCTACAAATCTAAAAATATCAATAAGAGGTGTTATTACTACAAAAACAACAAATAGCGTTACGCCTAATAATAGAGAAGTATATTTAGGTGCAAGAAATTTTACATCTGGAATATTAAATTATTCTTCTTCGCAACATCGTTTAACATTTATAGGTGATGGATTAACAGATGCTGAAATGGCTGATTATTACACATCAGTACAATCATTTCAAACAACACTAAGCCGAAATGTATGATAGGAAATAAATTTTTAACGTTAAAAACTTTATAAAATGAGTGCTTTTTCAAATTATTTAGAAACCGAAATCCTTGACTGGGTTAACGGTGTTGCTTTTTCAAGTCAACCTTCGGCAACGTGGGTACAATTATTTAACGGTTCACCAACGGAAACGGGTACTGGTGGAACGGCTCTTTATTCTCGTGTAGCGGTCAATGCTGGTGGTTGGACACAGACCTCAGGAGCAACGGCAACAATCACAAACACGACTGCAATAACGATTACATCAGCTGCGTCCAGTGCTGCAACTGCATCAGATTTTGGGGTTTTTGATAATTCAACATCTGGAAACCTTTTATTTTACGGTACATTATCAACTACAAAAAACATTGCAGCAAGTGATGAGGTTAAATTCAATGCTTCATCTCTTACTTTAAGAGTAGATTAAACAAGGTAACCCTTCGGGGTTACTTATTTAAGCTATGAATGATTTATTGCAAAAGTTATCAGATGATATTAGCGCATTGACAATCATGGCGATTGTTAACGAGTGGAAGGCTCAGGGTCATAACCTGACTGGCAAAGCTATAAACGAAATTGAAACCGTGGTTAAGTTTAACATAAATGAGTTAACGATAACGGGTTTAGTATTAGATTACATGGCTATAAATAACAGAGGCGTGCCTGCAAACAAAATACCATACTACCCAGGGAGCGGAAGAAAAGAAAGTGAATATATTAAGGGTTTAATGAAATATGTTCAACAAAGGATGGGGAAGAGCGAAAAGGAATCTAAATCAATCGCTTTTGCTATTGCCTCAAAACATAAGAAAGAGGGAATGCCAACCCGTGCAAGTTCTAGATTTTCAAGTACAGGAAAACGAACAGGGTTTATTGAAACAGCTTTAAATAAAATTGAACCTGAATTAAAAAATTTAATTGAAAAAAGTATTATTTATTCGATTGAATTAACAATTACAACTTTTTATAAATCAATTTTAAACAGATGAGTTACACAATAAACCCCGATATAAATTCAAGTACCTTGTTCCCAGTTACCTTTAGGAATCAGGATACAACCGCAACCGTTCAGCAAAAGGTAATGGTTTATGTTGATGGGTCATTGGCTGGAACATTTAAAGCTTCAAAAACGAGTAGTAATTCATCAGCAAATATATTTGATACAAACGTTCAATCATTTGTACAAAGTGAGGTAGCGCCATTTGTAGGAAGCAAAACAACTCTTTTTCCTTCCTTAGATGCTTTTTCGATTACAGAAAATACAGACGTAATAAAATCATTGTATTGTTCAGCTTTTGCAGAAACAATTAATGCAAGTGGTTTTTTAGTAACATCAACCGCACCTCAATTATCATCAACCTCATACATTATTCCAGCTAACTTTTACGGGTATACATATAATTTAGCTGACTTTTATCAACCTTCAGCTAATCCTTTTTTATTCCTTACAGGCTTAAATGAAACAAGGCAAATAAATGAAAATAGTAACCTTTATTTATCTTATTTAGGTAAGGGTACAAATTCAGCAGCCATTGAATTTTACACAAAGTCAGGGTCATCAGCCATAACAATCATTAATACATTAAATACTACGGCAAATAATAGCTTATATACCATATCTTTTGGGGCATCAAATATCTTTGGTTCAACTGCTACTTTTCATTCTGGAAGTTTTCCAGCAACATCAACCGCTTATGATTATTATAAGGTATCGGTTGGAAGATATGACGGTGCGTTTACTCGTTTAAGCGAACAAATAACAATTAGTCTTAATCCAGATTGTCAAGATAATGTCGAAGTACATTGGTTCGGGGTTCATGGTGGTGCTGAATCATTTGTTTTTAAAGGATTAATCGAGGAAGAAAACAATGTAAAAGGTGAATTAATAAACCTTAGCCAAAAATGGAACGTCGCTGGAGGGTTAACAAAAGCTAACAGTTACGATAAACAATTAATCAGAACAGATACAACGGTTAATAAAGCAATCATTATAACGGCTAACGTTAACCCTGACGAAGCTTCTTATATTAGTACATTAGTAAGTAGTCCTGAAGTTTATGTTATCTTAGATGGCAAATATGTAAGCGTAGCGGTTGAAAACCAAACAATCCAAACGGCAAACAATCGAAGTCCAAACATTGATATAAGCATTAAACTTACCTTTGCAAATAAACCAGTCGCTAATTTATGATAAAATTATTTGTAAATAATACTGAAGTTGACATTGACCAAGACGAGACAAACGTCACGGTTAACTATTCCATTGAGGCGATTGACTTAAATAATATTAAAGGGGCACATTCTAAAAGAAATGTAAAGATACCAGCAACAAAAACC